CGTGTTGAGAACAGTTCCCGTAATCTGTTGGGTCTGATTCTCGTAGATATTGTTGTTAATCTCGGATTTGAGTGCGTTGTAGTTGCTCATATCTCTTTAATTCTCGTTGCAAATATAAGTCAAATTTTCGTAAAAAGCAAGAAAAACTTTACTTTTCTTCAATTTCCACCTTTACTCCATCCTCTTTGTCATCATTGTTCGTGATGGTAACGGAGGTGTTTCCGTGCGTCACCGTTGCGTCATAACCATACCGAATGGCATCTGCCACAACTGCGAGAGTAGCGAAAGCGAACAATTCTGCTCCTGCCGTCAGCACAGAAGGGTCAATCTGCCCCGTGGGGGGCACGATGAATCCGAGGACGAAAAGGATGATTGTCACGCTTGCACAGACCCAAAATGGAATACTGCTGAGCAGTCTCTGTTTAATTGCTTGTCCCATATCTATCTCGAATTTATAGTACCGTATGCCTTGCCGACCTTCTTAACCACCGTGTCAGTCTCGAACGATACGTCAACCTGTGCGAAATAGCCGTTGTCCAACCAAGTGACGTTCATTTCAAAGTGGTTCACGGAATATACCTTGCTATTGTGGTCGGTGATTTTCAAAACATCGCTCTGACAAGCCAACCTAAGACAGTCGCACATTTCCTCAGTGGCGAGGAAAGTCATCTTATAGACCTTCTCCGAAATCTGCTTCACAGGGAAGAAATAACCGTCCCTGTCCTCACCCTCCTCGGTGAAGGAATACTCGGGCATCCCCACCTCAGTTTCAAGATAGAGTTGGTTGTAGTAGTAAGTGCTTGCCGCTTGGTGGGCGAATGGAATCACACCACCGTCCGTTATCTTCACGTCCTCGGCATCGTACCACTTCACCTCTACGCACTCCCTCGTGTTCACCGTTGCCTCGCACACTTGGAACAAGTCGGAGTAGTAAGAATAAGTTGTCCCTCCCACTGAGACGTTCACACGAATGTAGTAGAAGCCCAATGGAAGGGTCATAGAAGAACTCGTCTTGGTGAAGTAGAATGTCACCCCGCCCCCGTTCGTATAGGTCGCAATCCCGTTCTTTATGGCGTTGGTGTAGGTGCTTGACACAGACACCGAATTGCCACATTCATCGAAGAAAGCGACACTCGAAACCGAGGGAGAAGAAGTACCACCCGAATGGTAGAAGAAAAACGGGAGAAAATAGTTCCTTGACACTCTGAGCGGAGTATGCTCACCGTAGGCGTACCATTTCTTGAAGCCCTGCTCGGCAGTGCTCGAATAGAAAGGGATTGGACTTAAATTGTTGTTGTGCATACCTCGTCAGTTTATCAGAGTAACCCTTTCTCTGTCGCAAAGATATAAAAAATATTATTCTCCAACAAAAATTCTATGATTCAGTCACAGTGATGGTGACGGTATCGTTCCCGCTCACAGAGGAATCCTTCAAGTAGCCAATAAAGACCTCAGAACCTGCCGAAACGCTCCCCGTCTTGGTCGTAGTGCCCGAAGCGTAAACTATACCCACACCGGGCGAAGTGACCTGTGCTTTCGTGGCACACGGACGATTAGCAACGTAGCCGTAATCGTAGTTGTTCTCCGTGCTCGGTGCGATGCTGATGGAGGAGTTCTTTACGACCTTGAACTTCAAGAAGCAGAAGTCGTTACCACTGTAATTGTTCCCGTTGAAGGTGATGGTCGTAGTGCCTCCCGATACGTTCACGTTGGCCGTGATTCGAGTGCCGTACATTCCCACCAAGTAGCCCATAACATAGTTGTGGGATTCGTCCACCTTTGCGGATATGATTGTGACGGAACTCGGGTCGTAGGGAGAACTCCCCGTAGCGATGATATAGAAACTCATAGCGGAGATTCCCTGCGTATAGTTCGAGCCGTTGTAGGTGTAGCGAACCACGAGATTGGTGGCAGAATTGTTCCTCAACTCCAACCTGTATGTACTGTGCGTATAGCCACCTGCCACAACCTCAATGGATGCCGTGTAGTCCTCTGAGGTTGCTTGCATCGTAACCTTCGTGTCTGCATAGAGAGTGTTGGCGTTCACGGACGAACCCTTCAACAGTCCGATGCCCAAGCCCGTCTTGACAACCGCCAAATCCGTAGCGAAATCGCCCGAAAGTGCCCTCCCGTACATCGGAACTCCGACACTCTGAACACAAAGGTGACGGACGGCATAGACGGGGATGGAGACACCCTCTGCCTCAGCGTTCCAACCACCCAAATCGTAGTTGTAGTAGTTCTGCTCAGCGAACAGGAACGAGAGGTAGCCGTTCTGCATCTGATACTGAGGATTGTTGTCACCGAGGGAGACTGTCACAATCTGAACGTTGTGCGAACCGCTTTTCCCCGCCTCTATCACTGCGTAGATGTCATCGTTCACCCCCTGTGGATAGATAACGGAATAGTCAATGTCGGCAGTGAAGTTCGTGACGGTAATATTCTCCTTCTTGTCGGGCTTGGCCCACTTGTCCAAGATGTCAATGGCGTAGCCGTTGAACTGCTCCGTGCAATCGTTCCCCCACTCGAACTCGTAACGGGAAGGGCAGTTCGCCCTGTCGAACTCAAACGTGTTCTTGTCGAAGTCCCACATCTTCCCGTTGGGCATATCCTTCATCGTGGTAAGGTCAATCAGAGGAGTTGGCGTATAGAGGCCGTAGGTCTGATTGTTCTTGAAGTAGGAGATATGCTCAATGCACAACCGACCAACACCGTCCAAGTACCAATAGCACTGATACACCTTTTTGAGCATTTCGAGCACTTGTTTGAGGGTGATGTCTCCCTTCCTTGCAGGTTGCTCGTACCTCGTCTTTTTGACGTTGGTAATCGGGGTGATATAGATATAATTACCCCTCATTTTCGGGGTCGGGATGGTGTCAATCAGACCGAATGAATAGCCATACAGGAACTCACTGTACGGGGAGTTGGCTTGGAAGTCGTAGTCAACCCCCATAGCGGTCAGCAGACGCTGAATAGCGGAGTGGATTGGGTAAGCGTCCCGAAGGGTGTAGGTCGTGTTGAAGGTGGAGCGAAGGGTAGCGTCCAAGGTCGGAGAACTCTCGAACCAAAACGAGAACGGAATCCACATACTCCAACCGATAGGATAGATGGCGTTCTCCGTGGCAGAGGGCTGAGGCTTGACAAAATACTTCTCGTCTCCGTCAATGCCGTACTCTGTCGGCTCGTCCTGCGTCTTATCGTCAACGAGAAGGGCGGAGTTGATGCCGAAGGTCGTGCAAGACCAAGCGTTGAGATAGTTGTAGTTGTCCTCCCCAACGTCCTCGGTGATACTGCTCATAGCGACCTTTGTCTCCCCTGCAATAGTCCCGTCATAGTCGCTGAGGATTCGGGCGTACACGTCACGGGTGTAGGTCACACCGTTACCCAAGTTCGTGGAATCGGTGTAGGACGAACCCCTCTTGATACTGTTCCCGTATTCGTGGGTCGGATAGGTCAGTTCGTGTCCCGAAACATACACATATTCACCATTGATGGTGTAGGCCGTTCCACTCGCATAGTAGAGTTGCCAATAGTAGGCAAGGTGGTAGGAATCGTACTTGTATTCAAGATAATAGTCGTTTCCGTCCCGATAGACCTTCATACCGACACCTGCCGTCCCTCCACCACCAATCCAATACCGCCCATAGACGGAGGAAAGCCCCGTCAAGTTCGGAATGTCCATAGCGATGAAGAAACCGACCTCTTGGAAGCCACAGGCGGTTACTTGCCCCTGCGTGTAGTCCTCAGCACCACTCCTCGCACTGACCTCGAAGGACATATTTCCGTAGCAGTTGGTGATTTTCTTGTCGTGCAGGAAGTAGAACTGCAAGACGGGACGCTTGTTCAGCGTCAACGGGGTAATCTCGGGAGCAAGCCTCGGAAGGTTGTACTTGTTATCGTACTTCGCCAAGAAGTCCTCGTACTTGTCCTTCGTTGCAATCTTGATGGTGCACACCCTATCGTCATAGTCCAAGGTCGTGTCCGATTTTAGGAAGTCGAACGTCCCGATGACCGTTGAGCCGAAGGAAACGACCAAGGTAAGCGTTGCGTTGTGGGACACCGAGGCAATCACATCGAAGTCCTCCCTCACAAACTTAATCGTGCCCGATACCTTTGTGCGGTAGAACGCCTCCCCGTCCTGCTTGTCAACGGAAACCTTGATGTCATCCCCGAAAACGGGGTGGGTTGTGACTGCCGACCCGTTTACTTTCAGTCCAATGCTAACTTCGTCTGCCATTTTATGCGTCCTTTATGATTCTCTTGGTATTGCCCCTGTATTCGATTCTCCCGTAGGGAGTGGGAACTACCCTCAAACTCCCCTGCTTGACGAGCGTCCCGATGCCGTGCTCAATCGCTGAGAGGTCGGTGCTTGCCCCGTTGAAGGCCATAGCGTAGTTCGCTTCGATGTCCCTGCCGATAGCGTCCATCCCCTTCGTGGCGAGGATGCTCCCGTAGGAACTGCCGAGGATTCGGTTAAGTTTGTCCGTCACGGCAAAGGCAGTGGCTTGGTTCACGTCCCCGAGAACCATCTTCGTCAGTTCGTCCGCCGTGATGGTGTCAGTACCATAGTCCTTCTCGAACGTTCCGTTGTTGAGGGCACGGATGATGCCGAGAACGGTATCTGCTCCGTACTTCTCCACACTATCCTTCTTAACGACACCGACAACCTCTCCACGTTCGACCCTTCTCCTACGTCCGTCACGGGTATGCCCGAAGTCAATGTCATTACCGCTTGCGTGGCTTCCACCATAGTTAAGATACTCGGCCATACCTTCTCCGTGGGTGACAGTGCCCGCCACTTGTGAGGCTTGAATCTTGGCGGCGAGAAACGAACCCCACATAAGGGCAGTGGCCGCAATCGCCAAGGCAGGGCCAACCATAGGGATGGAAGAATACGAACTCCACAGGTTCGCAGTCGCAGTCACGAGGGAGGAAATCTGCTGAGCAGTGTTGATGGAATCCTGTATCTTTTGCAGTCTCCTCTGCTCCTCCACGGCCTTCTGTTGCAGGGCCAACTTCTCCTCGTACTCCTTTCGGGCGAGTTCCACGTTGTTGGCGTAGCCGTTCGCTCGGGCCTGTTGCTCGTAGTCAAGAGCGGTCTTGGCGGCATTGGCTTCCTTCTCCGCCTGCTCCACGGCAATCTCGGCCATTTCGATACGCTTGTCCATCCACTCGTTCATATAGTCAATGGACTGTTGCAAGGCTTCGTTCACGGCATTGGCGAAGTCCATATACTCGTCCTTCACCTTCCAATTAAGAGCACCCTCGCCTGCTTTCTCGCCCGTGATGGGATTGAAGGCAAACGCAACCTCGGTGATGTTTCGGAAGTTCTTGCTACCCCGTTTCTTTCGGGTGGAAGTCTGATTGTTCGGGGTCTGAACGAATCCCGCCAACTTGTTTACGACCTCCATATATTCGTCCGTCAGTTCAAGCCCATTGGCTTTGAGCATAACGAGATAGTCCTCCCAATACTGCCGTTCACTCGCCAAGAGTTGTGCGTTCAAGTCATCCTTCAACGCAACCTCCTCGTAGTTGAAGTGCTCCCTCTGCCGAAGTTCCTCCATACTACGGTTGTAGTTCTGAGCCGCCTGCCAATCCCTGTAACGCTTCTCCACGGCAAGCGTATTTTTCAGATTGTCCAACGCCTCCTGCTCGGGGTCATCCATCAGCACCTCGGCCTGCGTCATAGCCCGAATGTGCTCCGTCATCATACGCTCCCGAGTTTGGTAGTAGTTGTACTCCTCGGCAGACATCGTGAAGCGGAGGTTGCTCAGTTCGTCCTGCAAGATTCTCTGTTGGTCGGCCTTCGCCTCAGTCATCAGTTGCAAGATGGCCTCCTCCTGCTCGTGGCGTTTCTCCACGGCAATCTTGTATTCGAGGTCAAGCAGGGCGATTTCCTTCTGCAAGCCTTCCTCCATACCCTCAATGATGGCTCGGAGAGCGTCATTGTAGTATTCGGGAATCTGCATAATCTTCTCCCTCGTGGTGCGTCCACCACCACCACCCTTTTCGGGGTCAAGCAGTCCGTCAATAGGGAGATTCTTGTATAAGTCCTCAATGACCTGCTCGTATTTCTTCGTCTCGCCTTGTGCCTTCTGCAAGGTTTCGAGTGCCGATTTCTCGGCATCCTCCGCCCTCTTGGTCTGCTCTGCATACTTGCCATAAGCCTCGCCCATATTTGACATTTGGCGAACCCTCTCCTCGGATGCTTTTGCGGCGGCAGTGTTCGCCTTTGCGGTATCGTAGGCGAGTTGTGCTTCATCTATCTTGGTTTGGTTCTCCAAAATCTTCTCGTAGTTCTGAACCATTTGGTTCATCATAGCACGAGCCTTGGCGTGTTCCTTTACGCTCAGAGTGAGGTTGTCAAGAGCAGTCTTGGCCTCGCCTGCGACAATAGCCTCCTCGGAGAAATTGGCAAGGGTATCTTCGTATTCCCGTTTGAGAATCTGAGCCGCCTTAATCCTGTCTTCCATTGACTTTGTATGGTCTTTGGTGACACGGATAAGGACTTCAAGTTGGGTTGCCTCCTGTGCCTCGGCCTTCGCTACATCGGTGTAAGTCTTGGTGAGCATCTGTTCCAAGGTAAGGGCCTTCTCCGTCTCCTTGTTTGCCTCCTCTTGTGCTTTCTTCTTGTCGTGGATGGCCTTCGCCACTTTCGGCAGGACGGTGAGGATGACGAGAAGGACGGTCTGCCAAGACATAATCGCCTTGAAGGTCGCACCAACCGCCTTGGTGAATCCACCGAGTTCGGCACTCGCCCGCTTGAAGTTATCAATGAAAATCGGGACGTTGTTGGAGATAGCGATGAAGAACTGAGACACCGAGTTAGCCAAGGTCGGCATTTCTCGGAGAACCTGCTGAGTGGAAATGTTCAGACCGTTCAACGCCTTGCCGTAGTCACCGACAGAGAGGGTGCTCTTGCCCGTTGCCTCCTGCATCGCCTTCATTTCGTTCATAATGCGGAGGGCTTCGGCTTCCCACACCTTGCCGACATTGACGTTCTCCCTCATTTCCTTGCTCATATTGTTCAGAGCAATCTTGATTAAGTTATACTGAGCGTACAACTGATTGTATGAGCCGTTGAGAGAGTTGTTGGCAACCACACCGTTCTTCGTGGCCTGCTCCTGTGCCTTCTGAGCCGTCACCAACTGTTCGAGGTTGACACCCGTCTTGGCTACGAGACCCGAGAGCGTGGAGTAGGCTTGGCCGAGGGAGACAACTTCGTTCTTGGTGGTCTGCTGAGCGGAGGACGCTCCCTTCATCGCCTTCTCGAAGTTCTTGACCTGCCCCGTCAAAGTCTGAATCACAGTGAGGAGACGCTTGCCGTCATTGGTCGTGTCCCTCGTCTGTTTGTCCATATTCTCGTAGGCCATCTTAGCGAGTTCAATCTGTGCTTTGAGACGTTCGATTGAACCCTCCTCCTCGTTGGCGGCTTTCTCCCCCAACTGAATCGCCTTCGTCATCTTGGACTTGGACTTCTCCAAGGCAGTGAGGTTGTATTCGACATACTTGTACGCCTCCCCCAAACTCATATACGCTTGGTAGAGTTTCGTCACTTGGTCGGCCTGCTCCTTGGTGGATTCACGGCCTCCCTTGGAGGAGGAGGAAGTGCCCGAAATGGATTCGCCAAGCCCCTTCGCTTGGGACTTGACCGTGGAAATCATATCGGTAAGGTTCTTCTCCACGTCCTTGACCTTGGCAATCAGCCCCTCAATCTCGTTTTGGAGGTTGGGGTCGAACAGGTCTGAATAACTAATAGGATTCTCCATAACTATCTCTTGTTTCTCAGTTTCTTAGCCTCGTTGTACTGCTTCGTCAAGCGTTCAAAGGCCGTGTAGAACTCCATCGTTGTGTACTTCTTGATTCCCCCTCCAAACTCCTTCGCCATAAGAAGGCACATATCCTCGAACTGCTTGTCAAACCGCACTTCCTCACTGTCCTGTCCCATAAAGCCCTTCGGGTTCTGCATCCGATAGATGCTTGCGTCCACTGCGTCAATCTCCTCCTTCTTGTCAGTCCCCCGAACGATACTGTCTATCTGTAACATCGCCTTCTTTCTCAGAAGGTCGGTGTAGTTCTTCTGCAAACTGTCCTCAAACACCCTCGGGAAGTATTGCAGGAGGTTCTCGTCAATGGCATCCCGAACTTGGGCCGCTATACTGTCCAACTCCTTGATGCTTGCCTTGTTCACCAACTTGTAGAGGGTGTCCAAGCCACTGTCCGAGAAGTCCTCCCATATTTTCCCGTCCACCTCACGAACCAAACACAAGGTCGCTTTGTTGCGAATGTCCTGCTCGGTTGCTATCACATACAGGCACTGTCTCAAATTGAGCAGTTCCTGTTGCATTTTCTTCCTGTCCCCGAAGAATCCAAGAATCCTCGTTATGTGCTTGTCAATGTCGTTGATGTTGTCTCCGATTCCCGCTTCCACGAGCAAGTACCTACTGTACTTGTGGAACTGTACTATCGGCAAATCTTCAACGCTATCATAGAACACAAGCCTGTGCCCTGCCACTGCCTTTTCGAACATACGCTATTCCCACTGAATGTTACAACTGAACATCGGCACGAAAATGAAGTACCAATGCACAAATATAGCGAGAAAAATGCAGATAGCAAGACCCAACCAAAAGGATTGGCAGAAGTTGCATCTGAGCAGTTGGGAAAGCAGGGGATGGGTGACGTTCACTTGTAAATACTCCAACCAACCCCATTTTATTGCAAGCGTCCGTAAAAAACTTACGGCAAGGCTCACCAAGAACACTGTGCAGGCAAATTCAATCATAGTTTTTTTCTCCTATCCGTAAAAAAATTACACGTCAAAGTCGGCATTGAAGGCGAGGCTGAACGAGCCGTTGCCGATAGTCATATCAATGTTGTAGAGTTCGGTGATAAGGTCGAAGTCGGGATGGTACACGGCCAAGTTGTCCGAGTAGTTCTCCTTGAAGCGGAACGAAAGTGTGTTCCTGTCGGGCTGGGCGAGGCCGTGGAGAAGCAAGTCTCCCACGAACATCGCTCTGATAGGGAGGGGACTGATAACATCGTCCTGTTTCAGTCCGATAACCCCGTTTCCACCCGTGATGAAGTACACACCCAAGTCCTGTATCTTGCAGAGGACTTTCAGAGCCTTGATGATGGTCTGAGGGTATCTCCGAAGGGCGAAGGTCATCTTTACGGGATTGATGCCCATAATGTATTCGATGCCGTCACGGACTTCGTTCCCACTGCCGAAGGTGCGTTCATCGCCACCGTCCGATTCGGGTGCTTCCACGAAGGGGGTGATGACTAACTTGGTGCTATCCACGGCAGAGAGGTATGCGAACCACTGAGCCTTCGTCATAATGCTCTCCTCGGTGAAGGTGTTGCCGAGACGCTGAAAGACGATTTTCTGAATCTGCCCATATTTCACCGAGCAATTCATATTGGGCACGTTGGGCAGGACGCTCGGACAGAATAGTGTACTCATTACAGGTCGGAAGATTGGTCGAAGGAATCACTGAAAGAGCCGTCTCCGATGTTCTCATTGGGGAACTCGAAGCAGTCAGCCCGTACTGTCATATAGCCGTCAATCCGAAGCCCCGTGAACGGGTGCATCAGATATTGGTTGTTTGCGTGGTCGTAGGAGAAATCGGCAAAAACATTGTCGGGTTTCTCGTAGATTCGGGTGATTTCGAGACCTGCAACGTGCAGGCGATTCAGAACACCCATTATTTGCCCCTTAATTTGCTCTCTGTTGCGTTCATCCCCCTCGGGTAATACTTCGGTAAGGTTGTACCAAAAAACGAGCGAATACGGGCTTCTTACGAGGTTTGCGTCCCTCGCTCCGAACGTCTGAGGGTCTTTGAGGTAGAAGAAACAGAAATTGCCCAACTCCTCGCAGGGCATAATCTGTTCGTACTGTCCCCCTCCCATATACAGGCCCGCATAGTTAAAGCGTTTCTTCTCCTTGGTGGAAGTAAGGAACTCGCAGATGCCGATGGCGTGGTCTAACCACGGGAAAGCCCGTGCGAAAGCCTGTTGGATGGGAAGCACCAACTTGTCGAACATCTGAGGATTGGTCTTGGTAGGTATTCTATCCATTTCTCAAATAGGTTCTAATCTTGTTTATAACCGCATCCTTCATTTCGGGGACGAGTTCTTCAAAGTGCTCGTCATTCAAGCCCCAAGCGAGAGCATCCAAGTTTCGGATTGCGTATTCGGGAGCATCCTCTCCGGGTGCTATCATTACCCAATCGTCCTCAGCGAAAACTTCAAGACTTTCGTGGGTCTTGCCCGTCTCGTAGTAGGAGTAGTATGGGTATGGCTTATTCCACTTAATCTTGTGTTTGAGCGTCTTTTCTGCATAAGTGCCGAGCCTCGTTCCTGTTCTGCTCTCCATCATATTATACAGTTGTGTTTGGTTCATTTGAACCATCTGCGTCTGTATGTCTGTACGCTCGAAAAACGCTTTTAAGGCAGAGCCGAGGTCGCACTCACCGGGGAGGTCTCCCGGAAGGGAAATCTCCCACAAAGCAAGCACGACCCGTTCAACTCCTGCCATTAGATTGACGTGTATCTTACTCCTTTGTTATGGCATCCCATACAAATCGGGTCAAGCCCCTTCAAGTCCACAGAGAGAGCCTTGTAAGCCAAGGTGAGTTCTCCCTGCAAACCCTTGATGCCTTCCCCGTTGCCGTATGCCTCGAACATAATGTTGTCACGCTCAGCGTTGGACTGCACCCTGTTAACTGCGACCTCGGGATTGAGGGCGAGTTCTCTCAGTGCGTCCGTAGCGACCTGCAACTGAATCGTGGAAGCGAATTGGAAAGCCTCGGTGATGATGGTGTCGGTGATGTCGCAGGACATAGTAAACATAAAGTTCATCCCGTAGTTGTTGCACGGGGTATAGATGTTGTCCTCAATGTCCCACAACTTCTCGTCCCAATCGTTCTCCACGGCATAGAACGGAGCGAGGGTGATGTACTTCTGCATCAGCCGATACAGTTGGGCACTCCCCTTGTTGCAAGTGCCACAAGGCTCTCTGCTCCAATCCCTGCCGAAGTTGATGCTCTCCATATAGTCGGGCAGGTTCGCTTCGTGGTAAACCACATACCAAGCCCCACCTGCGTTGATGTCATCGGAAAGGTACGGAAGCGTCCAATCCAAGTCCACCCAAGTGAACACTCCCTTGTCGGAGGTCACGCTGATTGTCTTGGTCGCAATCGGCTCGGGCTGAGAGGAGTGGAAAAGGTATAGTTTGACTTCTCCCACGTTGCCGATGAACTGCACTCCGACCTTGTTCAGAATCGTGGTGATGCCGTTGGAACGGAACGGGGTCAACTCGAAGCCAACGAGACGGCCTCGGTTCTGCACCTTGGCCTCCTTGCTTCCCGCTCCGTCAAACACAGTCCTGCGGTCAACGAGGTTCTTGGTCTCCATACCCGCCACCTTCTCGTTTGCGAACTTGGTGATGACCTTCTTAATCCCCCGTTCGGTGATGTAACGGAGGTAATCGTTCAGAACGTCATACTCCCTCCAATCCACCGAAGTGACGGGAGAAGAATTATCGTCCCGAATGGAGACATAGACCTTCCCACCGCTTCGCACCTTCTCGTCCTTGGAGTAGGTTGCGTTCTCGTCATAGGGAGGGTACTTCTCCGCCAAGTCCTTGGGCATTATGCCTCGGAGTGCACGGAGGGTGAGCATAGGATGGGCCTCTTGGAAATACAACCCGCTCCTGCTCTCGGAAAGTTCTGTGTCCTTCCATCCTACGAGGGTGGAGAAGGAACTAACTATATCGTTCAGTCTATACATAACGCCACAAAGTTAATAAAAAGGGAGGAGCAAGTCAAGCCTCCTCCTCCCAATTCAGTTCAGTTTGTTCAGAGCCTGTTAGGAATCCGCCTTCTTAGCGATGGCGGCGGCGATGGTACGCTTCTCCCAATGGGCGGCAGTCCAAACCTCAGCCGTGTTGATGGCGGCTTTGGCGGCATAGAGTTCGCCATCGTAGATGACGAGAGCGTCCTTGGCGTAGGTGGCCGTCTTGTCGTACTCGGGAGCGAGGGCGGCAACGAGGGCAACGAGGGTGTTGAGGAGAGCACCCATATTGACGAGGCCAATCTGAGTACCCTGTGCACCTGCGGAAGCGGCGAGAGCCTTCAATTCAGCGATAGTCATAGCGAAATCCTCCTATCCGTTAGGAAATGGTCTGCGTGGGAACAGGACTGTTGGAATCGTTCGCCACGAACACGGGCTGAGCGTAGGTCGCACCCTTGGTGATGGCGGCTTCGATAATCGGGTTCGCACGGGTGGCGATGGCGGAGTTGTAGGCAACCACGAAGGCAACGTCCACGGAGAAACCGTAGTATTCCTTCTTCGCACAGGTGAGGTCGGCAGTGGCATCGCCAGCGATGGCGGACTGGTCACCCACGGCCTCGTAGTAGTGCAGACCCACGGGGATTCCGAGGTACGGCATAGTGATGATGTCCCACTCGTGGCCGACATTGGTCTTAGTGCCGAGCACGGCCTCACGGTCATAGCGGAACAGGAGGTCAACGTTGCCATCCTCAACGGCATAGAACGTGGCGTACTTGCCATCGGCATTGGACAGACGGTTGGAGAAATGGAACTCCTTGCCCGCCCATTCGAGACGCTTGTCAACCACGTTGGCCTCGTTCTTCTCCATCAGTTTGTTCAGCAGACTGCGGACACCGGCGTTACCGATGATGTGGACACGGCCATAGAAATCGTTGGCGTTCATCATAGGTTCGATGTCGCTCAGAATGTCCTCACGGGAAGCCCACGGGACGGTGATGACATCGGAACTCTCGGTGTAAATGAGGGTGTCAGCGAAAACCTGCGTCTTGTTGGCGGAGAGGACGGTCAGAGCGGCATTGTCAAGGGCCGCACCGAGGACACGGGCACATTTGAGGTACTTGCGTTCGATGTCCATCTGCTTGTCAACCTCGTTGTTGGAGTACATCGCAGGAACGACAGTGAAGCCCACCGCATAGGTGGCGAAGGTCACTCCCACGAGGGCGGAGGTGTTCTCAGCGTCAGCGATGACGCAGGAACGGACGTTGGAGACGGCAATATCGCCATCGTAGTTGATGACGGGCATCTGCAAGGTCTTACCCATACTGCGGACGGCCTGCTCCTTCATTTCGCTGGTGAGGAGAGGGTTGGTCTTGCTCTGCTGAACAAAGAAGTCAAACGCTCCGTACTCACTCAGACGGTGCTCATTCTTATCAAGTTTCTCGTTCTTGATGCGAATGGAGTTGAGAACTGTTGCGGCTAAACTCATAGTTTGGTCTGTTTTGAGTTGTTAATAAATAAATCCACAAGTCTTACCCTTTGACTTCTATTTGAGAGGGAGATTGGCAAAGCCGCCCTCGTCCCACAACTTGTCATACTCGGACTTGTAGTTGAGGGAAGTCTTGGGGATTCCCCTCTCGGCAAGTACCTTCGATATGGCTTCCTCGGCTTCCACCTGCGTGGTGACACCCGAGAGAGTTGCAGGGCTTGAACTGCCACTCGGCTTTCCGCCTGCACCCTTTGCAGGCATCTTTTCGAGAATGTCCATTCCCTCAAATTCTTTCACGAGAAGTTCTCGTGCGGTGAACGGATTGAGTTTGTTCTCCGCATTGTTCAACGGTGCTCCGTTGGCATCGTGGAAAACGAGTGTGCTCACTCCGTTCCTGTCCTCAAAGGACGGGTTCTTGGCCTTCACGTTGGCGATTGCCTGTGCGATAAGGGTGTTCATTACAGGCTCGGAAAGTCCCTTCTTGAAGGTCATTCCCTCTCTCGCCTTGGCAATCTCAGCGTCAATCTTGAAGTCGTTGAGTGCCTTGGCGTGGTCTGTCTTGGCCTTGTCGTAGTCGGTGCGGAGGGTGTTGTACTGCTCCTTGGTGGCGTTCAGTTCGGCCTGCACCTGTGCAAGCCTCTCCTTCATACCCTCGTCACCGCCCTTGGCAATCTTCTCCTGCAACTCGGACACCTTGGTTTTGAGGGTGTCGTAGTCGGAGAACTTGTCAGCGAAAGCCTTGGTCGCACGTTCGAGGTAGAGATAGGTTTTCTCGTCCCCCTCACGCTTGATGCCCGTGGCCTTTTCGATGGTGGAATCCAACTGTCGGTACACCTCACCGAACTTCTGCCCGATGACGGTGTTCTCGTCATTCTGAGACAGGGTGGTGATGGCCGTAATCTGCTCCTCGGTAAGCCCCGAGAGGGCTTCGTTCGCTATGAGCGTTTCCTTGGTGAGCATACTACTTCTCCTCCTTCTTGGATTCCTTCTTGGCCTTCGGCTTCTCCTGCTTCGGCTCGGTGTCACCCTTCGCCTTGGCAAGTTCGGCTTTCAGCCGTGCAATTTCCGCTTCCTTTTCATTCAGAGCGGCCTGCCCTTCGGCTTTGAGCGTTTCCACTTCCTGCTTGGCGGCTCTCAGCAGAGCGTCCTTGTCCTCAATCCGAACGGAAGAATACTTCTCCTGCGGATGGTAAAGGATTTCCACCGTGTAGCCAAGCGTTTCGAGGTTACGCTTCGCAACCGTTTCAAAAAACTTGGGTTCTTCTCTGACGATGCGGGCGGGTTCGATGACGTTGCCATCCGCTCCCAACTTCGCAATCTTGATGTGAACCGAATGTTCCTGCCCCTTTGGAACGATGTAGTTTTCTCTATGCACGAGAAGGGCTGATTGCTCTCTGTTTGGCATAATCTAAAAGAGTTTGGTTGATGGTTTCTATCTTCTTGGCGTAGGGGATTGCAGTCCCGAACTCCAAAATGTTGTCATTTTCCCTCTCGAACTGACTGATGAAGCCCATAAAGTCGGCCTTCAAAATCAGTTCCTCGTTACTGACGAGACCCTTCTCAGCGAGAGCCTTCACCTCGTCCTGTGTACGATGACGATACGGCTCTAAGTCGTTGAGTATGAGCATCCTCTGTAACATAAGAGGGTTGTGGCGGTAAGTAGTCTCCAATATCTGCTGACGCAGTGCGTCCAATTCGGCTTCGGACGCTCCGCTCTCCTTGGCCTTCTTGTACCGCTCCCTCAGCGTCTCGGGGGTCAGAGTGTAGAACTCGTTTCCGTAACTGATGTGAGCAGAAATGAAGGCAGAGCCGTAGCGGAGGAGACATACCGTGGTGTCCACCCACTCTTGGGCTTCCTCAAACCCCTTCTTCACACTGTTCAGAACGTTGTCCTTGCTCTCGAAGGTGGCATCCACCTGTTTGTCGGCAAGCGAGGTCTCGTTCAGAATCGTGTTGTCAACACCCACACAGGAGTTGATGATTCGGGTTTCGAGCCGTTTGAGTTCGTCCACGTTGTAGTCAAGGCTCTTGCGGTCAATCGTGGTGATGTCCACGGGCTTCCGCAGGTCGGGCTGACCCTCCTCGGGGATGGGAACGGTGATGAAACTTCCCGCTCCTGCGAGTTGCTTCTTGCCGTGGCAGATGGGGCAGGGCATCGGAGTTCCGTCCAAGCCCGTGACCCAATCACCGTTCGGCTTCTGCAAATATCCCTTGTGGCAGGTGTTCCCGTCCTTGTCGGAGTAGTCGCACTCCTCCTCGTAAGCACTGTAAATCGGATAACTTGCGTAAGTGTCCAAGTGCTTGACACCCAATGACTTGAACAAGTACCAATCCAAAGCGGAGAGTTCCTTCGACAGTGGACTTTTCTTGATGTCGGGGTGTGCGAGGTTGAGTGGCTCAGTCCAAAAGAACCTTGCAGGGCAGTACCCGAGGTTGTGCGGGTTGTCAGAGAGGAGTGCCCCAAGTTGTTTCCCCTCGGTGTATTCGTAGGCTTTGTAGGATTCTCCGTCAATGGCGATGATTCGCTTGTCACTGTGGAAGATAATCCATTCCATAGCCCCGTTTCGGGGATTCACCTTGTACGACACAACCTCGCTGATTGGCACGAAGTAGAAGTACGGCTGAGGGTAGCGGTCTGTGGGGTCATCCTCCAACGGCATATCCACCACCATTACGCAGTTGATTTCCGTTTGGAAGAATCTCCAAGCCTTCTCAGACCACACATTCGGCTCGTCAAGAACCTCCTGTCTGTACCACTCCCAATCGTCCCGCTCTTGGGTACGGTGGAACTGATAACTAAAAGCGGGGTTTCTCCCGTCAAAGATTTTCGACAACTTGACGAAGATGCTCTCTGTCAACGCATTGGTCGGCAGGGGGAACTTCAACAGGTTCATCGAAGTAATGAACTTATCCTCGGGCAGTTGGGACTTCACGAACGCCTTGAATTTGGCGTAGGGGAGGGAGCGGGCGATGTCCAAGTTGGTGTCAGCGTGAAACTTAATCCAATCCTGTTGGACTTTCGCTCCCTCTATCTCGGCCTTCTTGCTCGGGGACAGAAGTTCATCGTTTATCTTTGAGCGGTCTAAAACCATTTTCCGTCAGTTCTACTTTTTCGTCATCTGCGATGTGCCAACCACCCGTGTCGGGCAGTCTCAGCAACCTCTCTGCGTGTTCTGCCTCGAATACTTCAATGCGTTCCCCAACTTGGAGACGCACGGTTGTAATCTTGGTAGCCATTAGGAGCAGGCGGCGTTGGAGAAGTCGGTGAGGGCGTTGAAGTCCGTGCCAACGATGATGTAGGCAGAATCGCTCCAATTCGGGAGCAGATTGAACTGCATATCGTTCTGGTCGGGCGTGTCAAGGCCGTTGAGTTTGAGGTCGCTGACGAAGAACGTGGCATCCATAATCGGGATGGGGTAGAAGTTCGTGCCGTCAGAGATACCCATAATCGCACCGTCATTGTTGACGAAGTACACGCCAAGGGCGTTCTCGCACTGCAAGGCTTTGAGGGCCTTCACGATGTCCTGCGAATACTGACGGAGGGCGAAGGACATACTGATAGGGTTGCGACCCACGATTTTGGTGACACCACCAACCGTGTCGTTACCGCCACCGAACGTGATGGGGTCTCCACCATCAGCAGTAGGGGCTTCGACATAGGGAGTGATGACGGCCTTCGTGCCAGCAGTGGCGGCGAACAGGGGTGTCCAATTCGCTTTCAGTTTGGCGTTGGCGAGAGTGAGGGAGTTCTTGGTAGAACCCGTGGAGAAAACTCTCTGAAAAATGAGTTTCTGAATCTGACCGAAATCCTGCGGGCAAGAGGCGTTCGGGACGCAAGTGATGGCTTGGGCCGCAGGGCAAGTGCAAGTAGGCATAATTTTTTTGGTTTTATGGTTATGTATGCTTTTCCAATGGCTGACCCTTTGCCTTTTCGTTGCAAATATACAAATTTTTTTAACTCGCAAGCAACTTTTTCAGAAAAACTATTGTGGATTCGGATTTTATTGCTATATTTGCACT